GTTTCGTTGTATTGTTGGGGTTGTTGCATCATCTGTTGTTGGTATTCAATACGTTTTTGAGTATCGTATTCAACACCACGGTATACGACTTTAGACATTAGGGTTCTCCTTAGTTTTTTAGGTTAAAGAGCGTTCCTTCAGTCGGCGTTTGCGTCGGTTTCCCGATGAACGATCCGTTCCGCGTCGGCTTACTTCCGTCCTATTTAATTTTTAGCACCTTTTAACAACATCCTTTCGGAGTTCTAATAGCAATCGGTCTTCTACTCTTTGGATAACTACATCGTCGTTTTTAACGATGTCCATTAGTTCCCACGCGGCGTCACAACTAATACTCACAGGATGTGGTTTAAATTGTGGCGTGGCAAAAGAAAGAAGTGGAACCCATGCTAAAAGCAAAAGTGCTTTAGTCATAGGATGAACGTTAGAGGACTATTATACCTCTATCTGATCTATGTATGCAAGTATTTTTGTAACATTTGTTACAATTTTATAAAATCTTAAGGATTAAAATTTTACCAGAAAAATTTTTCCGCCGATTTTGGTAATTAAAAGTCAATTTTGATTTAACGTTCAATATAACTTAATGTGTGGCGTCCAGAATTAAGTTGTTCAATGATAATATCACAACCTATTTTGGGATTGCAATCACCACATGTATAAACATCACATGCAGCTTTACCTTCTTCTGGCCATGTATGAATACTTATATGACTTTCAGATAACAAGCAAATTACAGTGACTCCTTGCGGATCAAATTTTTTAAAAATAGTTTGACAAACTGTTGCTCCGCTTGCTGCAGCTGCATTTTCTAGTAAGTCAATAAGAAAATGCTCATCGTTAAGGTGAACGAATGAGCATTCATAAAGGTTAAGAAGATAGTGCTTACCCATTATATGTTACAAATTTTATTTTCTTTTTTTCTTTTCTGGTTGTTTATACCCCCAGATTTTTGGATTTGTTCTACCATATCCAAAATCAATTTTTTTGATTACATCAGGACCAAATTTATCATAGTAAAGATCAAAGATTTTGGATCTTGTTCCTCTACAAAGATCCAAATATTCTTTATCATCAATCATATACCAAATTAAATATGCGTCATTAGGAAAAGAAGAATCCTTTGCCTGTTCAATTGTAGTTTTTTCTAATAAAATTTGACAACCATATTTGGGAGGTAAATTTTGTTTTTCTTCTGGAGTCCATTCCATAGATATTTCAGTTTCTCCCATTTGATCAGATTTGATTATATTTTCCAACTTACTCACGAACGCCCGCCCCATTTAATATCAGGATAAGCTTCAGAAACAAGTTCTTTGGTTATTTTATATTTAGTTTGAAGTTTCTTATCTTTTACAAGACAAAGAATTTCTGACTCTAAAGGATGAAGTCCTTGAAGAATATTAATAAACATGGTTTCTCTTCGAAGAGAACTTAACCCGTCATTTCCACCCTTAATAAAGTTATAAAACATTTTATACTCTTTACGTATTGTGGAATATCCCTGATCTGTTGCTCCTAAAGATGCACTACCAAGCTCATTCATTTTAGATACTGCATCATTAATTTTTCCACTTAGTGTTCCACTAAAAGAATTTTGCTCTCCCACACTTGAATATGGAACTTCCCCAGGAGGAAGCATTGAGATTATCGTATCATCAAAATTCCAAATAAAAACAGCCTTCACTGAAGGGTGTTCATATTGTTTTAAAATTTCTACCTTTTTTGCATTTGATCTTTGCTTTGAAACTAAATTTAAAATCTCAAACAAAAAAGGATTTGGTGGAAGGTTTTTTAGTTGTGTTTCAACCTGCTTTGTTTCGTTACTCTTCTTCTTCTGCTGTGTCGTCGTTGTCATAATAGTTCTCAAAATTAAATGCAATTACCTCATCAGGTATTAAATTACCTTGTGAATCAAACATTTCGGGGTGAGGTCTTGGAATTTCCCGATAGTTCATCATATATTCTCTTGCTACCCAACCACTTATAATACCCACTATAAAAAATAAAACTGTTAGAAATGAACCGAAAACTAAACTAACTGCTAACATTTCTTTTACCTCGGGAAACTACTTTTCTTTTCCTTGACTTAAAGGAAAATTCAAAATAAATGGTTACTTCCCGATTGAGAAAGCAAACCATTTTTTCAAAAATAATATGAAATGGTTGAGTTTGCTTTCTTTTACCTCCATTAAGAATAAATTCAACACCACGGTTTCTGTGGTTTTCTTTTTTATTTAGGTTATTGTTTAATGATTTGTTGTTCCTTGAGGAATTTGATTGTGTCAACTGATCCTCCTATTTTTTTATCGTTACAAACAACTTGTGGAAATGTAGACCCTTCACCAAATTCTGCATAAAATTCTTCTCTACTAAAATCCTCATCAAGAGTGTAAGCAACGTATTTTTGATTTGTCAATTCTAACACACCTTTGACTTTATCGCAATACGGGCAACCTTGTTTTGAATAAACTGTAAAATTCATAATTGTTAAAATCCTAAATGTTTTCTACGAATAAACTTTAAATCATATGAAGTATCGGAAATAGAAATATTGGAATTATTAAATGGAAACTCATATGGTTCACTAATATGCCACGGAGAATCGTCAATATTTGGATTGTATCCCCATTTATTAACAATATAATACATATTAGACTCATTTGAATATGAAAGTCTTTTTTCTAAAGACTTTTCTCTCCTCCAAGTTTGACTTCCTTCATTGTTAATTTTATTGTGTTCTATTTTAACTTCAGATATTGGAATTTTTTTACTTTTTAATCTAAAAAAATAATCAACGTCCTCACAATAAGCTGGATAAAAATTTTCGTCAAATAATCCACATTCTTGAACAGTAGTATCTCTTATTGCAAACCACTCCCAACTTCTTTCATAATTTAAAAATTTAACGCTAGGATCTTGCATTTTTTCAAAAATCTCCATAAGAAGTCCTGGAGAAAAAGAAATGTCATGATTACAAATAATCCAATATGGACACATTACATAACACTTTATAATTAAATTCCAAGATCCAGAGCAACCAAGATTTGAAGGTAAATGAGAAACTTTTACCTTGTTTATATATTTGTAACTTTTTTTAGATATTTCATCTAAGTCTTTATCTATTTCTCCTCTACCATTATTATTAATAATAAACAAATTGTTTACGGGATAATCAATACTTTCAATCATTTTTTCAAGAAAATCAACTCCATTAACAATAGGAACACCAATAACTGGTATCATACTTCAACGCCCATTTTTTTAAGATTATCATTAATAATATTTTTATCTTCTTCAGAGACTGAATATTCCTCTAAAATATTTAATAATAAAGATCTAGATTCTTCAACTTTACCCCACCACCAACCAGAAATAGATTTTGTAAATAAAATTCCATGTTTACCAGGATATTCAACATCAGTTCTTAATGGAGGTAACTCAAAATCACAGTGAATTAAAGCAAGTTCAGCAGTTGAATAACAATCTTGCCACCATTCACGTTTTTGAGCAAATCTTGCTAGTAAGAAATATGCCTCTGGACGATTTGGTAGGAACATTTGTGCTTGCCATAGCAATGATCTAGCACTACCGTCCCTCGTTCCCTGTTTATCATAACAATAAGATCCTCTAATTAACGCCTCATATGCAAGAGTAGGATCTAAACCAACTGCTCTTTCTGCACACCTTAAAAAGTATGAAAGAGCTGGAGCAGTATGTCCTTGATTTTCATACCAGACTCCCAGATTAAAATTATGTTCTGGATTTTCTGTATCTAAAGAATATGCTTCTAATAAACTTTCAAGTTCTGTTTTTTCAACAGAAACAGTTGGTTTATTTTTAGATTTCCAATATTCTAACACAGATTTACTTGCATGATAATGATTTCTTTTTTGTCCAACATTAACATCATTATCTTGTTCTTTTGTAAAGGTAGACTCAAATTCAATTTCTTCAACAAAAAGAGGAACAGTATAACATTTACCCAGGGTAGTAAACAATATATTTTCAATCAAAGGCATTACTTCACAATTAGGTATCTCTAAAAAGTAAACGTTATCTCTAATGTATGTGTCAATAAGTTTCTTAGCATAATCTCTCTTTAAAATATATGCAGTGGCACTCCAATCATCCCAATATCTTTCTCTTATTTTAAAGTCACCAAAATCTTCACGAATGGTAAGTAACTGAACAACATCCCAATCATTAGGAAGACTCGTTACAAATTCTTCCCAGGTAAAGTCCCAGTGTTGAACTGTCTCTAAGCTAAGATCATCCTCACAGAAGAATGCATATTCGTCCTCAGTTTCATCATACCATTTTTTAATTGATTTTAAATGAGAAACACTACAACCTGCAGTGCCAGGATTTAATTGGAAAAGATACTTTCCACAAACATTATCATTGGATTCTGAAAATCTTTTTGAGATTACTGGAGTAATCTGTATTCCATATTCTAAGAATTGTTTTTTAAGATTTTTCTGTCTATCTAAACTTTCCTCCAAAGAAATAAAATATGCTTTAGGAAATCCTTTTAAATTATTATTTAAATCTTTCAAAGCAACATAAAATTGTTCAGTGACTTTTTGTAGGTTCCAAACAATATCAGACTTAAAATAATAATCTGTAATTTCAGATAAAGATTTCTGTCGATTTATTTCAATGTGCTGCTGAGCAAGAACATACTCAGTTTGCCATTCTAATTCCTGACCACTGTAATATGGAGAAAGAACATTTCGTATGTTAGATTCTAACTCTGTATTTGTATGATAGGCTTCAAAATTTTCTACCCTTTTTTTATCAGGATGAGGAATGTGAATAATGTTATGATTATACTCTACTTTATATTTTTTTAACCCAAGCATTTCTAGACGATGAGAAATTTCATCATCCTCGTAGGCATAATATTGTGTATGAATTTCATTATAACCACCAACTTTTAAATAATTTTCTTTACTGATATAAAGAAGACCTCTTAAATATTTAAAATATGGACTTGAATTAATTTCTATCTGTTCATAGTCATTTTGTCCACATAAAAAAGATTCATTATCAATTTTATAATTTTCAAAAAAATTAAAATATGGATTTAAAATGTAGTCAGTATCTACTTTAAGTATATAATCTCCTGTTGCAATGTTAGCAGCAAGATTCAATGGTTGTGGTTGATTAAAATAATGTTGGTTGGGAACACTAATTACCTTAATTCTTTTATCCCAATCAGTTAATTCTTGAAGAGACTCGTCAGAACTCCAATCAACAATAATAATCTCAGTTATTTCTCTGAACAATAACCAAGAAGAAAGAGAAATTTTGAGAGGTGCATTTCTATTTTTACATGCACAAATTAGTGAAACGTTCATATTAAAATCCAGTCATCAGGACAAACATCTTTTGATTCCCAAATAGTTCCATCATCATAGGGGTTCCAAGTAAGTTGTGATATTTCATACCATTCCTTAGTATTATGAATGTAATCATTATACCATTTTTTTGGAGATATGACTTTATCGTAATCCGATAACCAAGCTCCCCACCAAGCAAAAGTACTATTTGAGATTATATGGTATTTACACATGCTCATCATACACAAATCTATAAAATGATTTAAAGATTGTGAAAAAGAAAATCTAGACCCATGAAAAATACTTTGTCTCATACAAGTTTCTATATCGTCAGAAAAAATTATCACAGGTAAATCCTTATCAAAACAAGATAAAGATTTTTTATAATAATCAATATCAAGATTTTTTACAATATTATGATTTACACTATCAGTCATTCTGATATGCAATGAAATAACTTCATTATTGTATGATAATTTGTTAAACTGCTCTTTAGATTTTACAAAAATGTCTTTTTTAAAAGTATAATGTTTTTTGATATCTTCTTTTATGTGTAAAAAATATTTTTCCGTTTGGAAAAATCCAAGTATATCAACACTAGAAGGACATTTATCAAAAAATTCATAATCAAAAGTGTGAATTTTTGGAGATATTCTTTCAAATGAAGACCATTCGGATATTTTTTTACTAAAATTATTTAATTCAAAGCATTTATATAGTTCTATGTGATCTATTAAATTTTGTGGAAGTATATAATCATAATTATTATGATTTGCTATTCCCAAAAGAGCAGCATATTGAAACATCTGATTTCCTAATTTACCAAGATGACCCAAATAATTATAGGATATAATTTTTTTTTCAGTCATTTAATTTACCAAATTCATTGAATTGAAAAATATTATTTGAATTTCCCCTATACAAAATAGAAAATAGAGATCCATTGCCAGTATGTAATATTGAATATTTTGTTTGTGAAATAATGCGAATTGCTGCATCAAGATTTTGTGATAAAAATATAGGGTCAATAAATACTGATTCTTCATTAAAATAATTTAACCAACGATTAGAAACAAACTCCATTTTTTTAGCATCTTCACCAATTTTTGTTGTTGTTGGTATTTCTTCAAAGTAAAATGCTCTATCACCAAATTCATTTAAAAAATAATCTAATACTTGTTTTTGATCTGTTTGTATTAATATTTTAAAGTCTGGATTTTTATCTAAAATATTTTTAGCAACCTGTGCATAATCTTGAGGAGATGCTATTGATATTTCAGTAAATTTATCAGTTCCTCTGTAAAAAATAGAAATTGTTTTTTCTAAATCAATAGAATACTTGTTGATTAAATGATCGATTATACTAATAATTTTATCACTTGGAGAAAAATATCTATTAATAATTTGAGTATATTCAAAAAATGGTAAAGTTTTAATTATATTATTAGAAGTTTCATTTGAACTCACTCTATGAAGATTTTTCCAAACAGGAAGTTCTTGATCAAAATTTAATTTATAAAAGAAAGAATATATGTCTTGCGTCGGATTCAATTTATATGTTTTAAATCCATGCTCAAAACTAATTTTTTCAGGAACAATTCCATGAGACAATAAAGTCAAAATAGCAGAAAAAGTCTGATGTACATTTGAATAAAATCCAGAGTTCCATAAGCACTCTAATTTATTTTCATATGTCCCCTGCAATTCAACATAAGAATTTATATATCTACAATTATATAATAACATAAATTTTATTATTCAAAAATATAATTCTTAGTAAACTCTTTATTTACCCTTAAAAGATATGCGGCATTATCTTGAAATCCAAAAGTAATCAAATAATCATCACCATACTCACACATACCAACAGCAAATTCAATCTCAGCTTCCAAGAAGGAAAATCTTCTTGATACTTTTACAATATTCCAATCCTTGTCCCAAACAACAAATCTATGACGATAAGTTCCGTCTTTTCTACCTGCAGGACTTTTGGTAAGAAAAGTTTCATGATTTAAAGCCAGATGATATTCTCCAAAAGGAATAACTTGGGATCCACCACGAAGATCAATACAACCCAAGTCTCTCCAATCTTTTACAACGACTTGAGTTGTTACTCCAGTGTGAATATCATATTTTACAATTTCAGTTCCATTTGTCCACTTAACAAAATGATATGGCATGTCAAGAATTGGCATCCAATTTTTTTCACAATAAGAACTATTATCCCCTGGAGTTGGAATACGATGTTGACTTAATTCTCTTACACCATTTTCCGTGATCTCAATTTCACAAAGTTCCATTCTACCTGTACCAATAGTGTCAAGATCTCTTCTTACACCACAAGTATAAAGTTTTCCTTCCCATCTAAAAATACGAGCATCTTCTAGTCCAACAAATTCCCAAAGTTCTTTATCTGGATGTTTGGAAGTATCAATGTGAGTATGCCATTTAAGTCTCATGTTTTCATCAAGTTCACCAACTACATTCCATGTACGAAGACGAAGATCGTTTTCTGGGTGAATATACACCAATGGTCCCCAGTGATGCTCAAAAACTTTCTTTTCAGAATGATAAAGGGTATAATTAATGTTTCTAAGATTAACAATAAGTTTTCCATTATCATTATAAATGGAGGGGTTTGTAATCGATGGACCTTTTAAATCTACAGATGGTATAATTAAAGGATGAATTGTTCCTCCATTTTCAATAGCAAGTTTTACAAAATTTTCAGACATAGAGACAATAGTTTACTCATATGAAGTATATATTAGCATAATAACATCCAATTTTCAAACAATAAATATCAAAATAATAGAAAATTAAAATGAGTGAATTTGTAAAGAAAGGTTGGTATTATCTACCAAAAATTATCACAAAAGAAGAAGCGATAGAAATAAAATACAAAAATTTAATGGGAGCAGTGAGAGATCTTGGTGGATTAAAAACTCACTTTGATCCCGAAAGAGGAAATGTGCTAACTTGTTATGCCCCTCCCGCCGCTGCTTTTGTAATGAAAAGAATACATCCAGTTTTGGAAGAACTTTTAGGAGAAGAACTTATTCCTTCTTATTGGTTCTCTACAACATATCACAATAAAGGATGGATGAACTGTCATACTGATAGACCATCATGTGAAGTATCAGTTACAATGAACATTTGTGGCGATGCTGCATGGCCAATTAAACTTAAAGACTTGCAAGGAAATAAACAATCAGTTGTAACTCCTCCTGGAGATGGTGTTGCATACTTAGGAACAATTGTACCTCACTGGAGAAGTCCTATGAGAAGTCATGATAATGACAGATTTATGCAACTATTTCTTCATTTTGTCAGAAAGAATGGTCAATATGCAGAGTATGCATATGACAAAAATCAAAAGTGTTATGAACTACTTACTGGAAATTAATTATGAGAGAGTGTAACGGATGCAACGTTTGTTGTGATGGTTGGTTGTTTGGAGAAGCACATGGTCATTACTTTCAAGCAGGAAGGCCCTGTCATTTTAAGTGTGAAACTGGTTGTTCCATTTATGAAAAAAGACCAGAAAGTCCATGCAAAACTTATAATTGTGCATGGTTAGAAGATGAAAATATTCCAGAATGGATGAAACCAAATCTTTCTGGAGTTATTATAACTAAAAGG